GGACTATCACGATAACTTAGGTGCTGTATCTGAAATATCAATATCAGGTATATATAGTACAGAGTTTTTTGAATTAATTGAAAACATAACAGGTGATACTGGTGAAATTTGGGAAGTTGCATCTAATTATGAACCTTCAACAAACATTAAAACAGGTGCTACATTAACAGCAGGAAATAGTGAATTACTTACATTAGCAATTATGCCTCCAGTAACAGGAGGAGCAACACCAAGTGCTACTGAAGGAATACTTTATAAAGACTGCGTGGTAACTTCATTTTCTTGGTCAGGTGATATGACTGATAATAGTGGATTAGTTAAATATTCTGCAACTTTAAAAACACAAAGCCCACCTGCTTTAGAGCAAGATGCAAGTGGCTATACTATAGCTGCATACGAAATGACTGCTGCACAAACTATTCAAATGGCTGATTGGGTAACTGCTGCAAATAGAACAATTGGTGGTGTAGCTGAAGTATTGGTTAATACATTTTCAATGAACTTAGAAAATGATGCAATTTTTATAGGTCAAGTAGCAGGAGGTGTTTGTGAAATTGTAGGTAGAGGAGCTGAATTTTCTGCAACTGCTGATTTTAATGTTAAATATGATGACCAAAGTAATCAATTACTTGCTGATTTTCAGGGAGCAACATCAGGAGCAAGTGCTGGAAATACTATAATGTCAAATGCTTCTACACCTGCTACAGGAGCAGATTGGGGATTTCAATTCCCTCAATCCGTATTTACAAATGTGGCTTTATCAGAAGGTGATATTATGAATATAGATGTTTCTGTAAAAATGGTAGGTTATGGAACTGGTACAACAACTACTTGTTTAACAATAGCTGATTAATAACATAAAGGAATAAACAATGGAAATAAAACTTGAATCTGGTAAAAAGATTAAGTTAAAAGATGTATCTATAGATGATAGAGATGAAATGCTTGATTCTGTAGATTATCAATATGATGCTAAAGGTAATCCAAAAGGTATGAAGATGATGAATACCACAATGACTAAATGGATTCGCCTTGGTGTTGATGGCGATACATCTGATAAGTTTCTAAAAAGCCTTTCATTAGAAGATAGAACTGAAATTTTTATTAAAATGCAGGAATATCTTTTAGTGGGGGAAGAGAAAGCCTCCAAGTAGAACTGACTGTAATGTCTGATGGCTGTGGAGGCTGTCAATATTGTGAATTTCCATACGAAGCACAGATACCTGTTAAAACGGAAAACGGATACGAAATACGAGAGTTTAACTCACAAGATGATGTTTGGGCAGTTATTGATTTAATTGCCCTAGAAACTAAAAAATTTAATAAACAAAAAGGGAAGGAGTTTGATGTGGCAAAAAGTATAGCAAGTCAAATTCCATTCTTTGCTTGTTTTAATCGTATTAGAGGTGAGAAGTATCTTAAACTTCTTAATAAATATTTATATTGTACTGAAACAGGAACACCTGCTCATAGCGGATCATACGGTGATCAACCTGCAAAATGGGTACAATATTTTTTTATAATTAAAAATGCGATGGCGAAAAAACAGAATATGATACAAGAGAAAGCGAAAAAAAATGTCTGATATACTTATAGAGTTTAATGCGACTGGTCATGAAAAAATAATACAAGCCCTTAGAGATATAAAAACTGAAACAAATAGAGTTAGAAATTCATCTAATAAAACATCTAACACTATTAAAGGTATGACTGCCAAAATAATGGCACAAGGAAAACGCTGGAAAGATTTAGGTGTATCTGTCCATACATATCGTGGTGCTATTAATGGTAGTAGATTAGCTATGGAAAAAATGAGAGTAGCTATGAGAAAAGCGAATAAAACCGAATCAAAGATGATTCGTAATAATAGGTTGCTAACACATTCTTTTGCTACTATGCGTTCCCATTTATTATTATTTCAATTTGCTATGGCTCTTGGTATTAAACAATTAGTTTCATTTACAAAAGAAGCTGCAAAAGTTCAAGATATGACTAGGGCTTTTAATACTTTATCTGGGGGAGCTTTAAGTGCTTCAAAATCAATGGATAAATTACAAAAAGCTACAAATGGTACTTTATCTGATTTTGATTTATTGCAACAAGCAAACAATGCTATGATTCTTGGTGTTACTAAAAATTCAGATGAAATGGCTGAATTGTTTGATATGGCTCAACGACTTGGTGATGCTTTAGGTAAAGATGTTAAATTATCAGTAGAATCTCTTGTTACTGGTATTGGTCGTCAATCTCGTTTAATGCTTGATAATATTGGTATTATTGTTAAAGCTGATAAAGCTTATGATGATTATGCAGCAAAAATTGGAAAAACTGCTGATACATTAACTGATTATGAAAAAAGACAAGCATTTACAAATGCTACTTTAGAAGCTGCAAGACAAAAATTAGAAGGTTTGCCTGATGAAGTTATCTCATCTAATAAAGTATTTCAACAATTTTCTGCATCAATGTCTAACGCTGCTAAAAATATTGGTGAAGGATTTTTACCTATAATGGAAACTTTATCAAAAATTATGGTATTTTTTGCAGATTCTATAAATCCAAATAGAGTAAGAGCTTTTGCATTAGTTATTAGTAGTGTGCTTATTGGAGCTATGATTAAATACAAAAAAGTATTATTAGACGTTATAAAACTTCAATCAAGAACAGGTTGGGGTTTATTAGCAACAGGAGTAGGGATTTTAGCTACAGAATTAATATCATTATCAGGAATTTTAAACGGTTTTAATACTGAAATGGATGATGCAGAAGAAAGCACAAAGTCGTATGTAGATAGATTAGGAGAAATGACATTAGGTGAGTTACACGCCGAATTATCTTTAATTAATTTAGACCTTGAAAATAATAAAAAAGTTATTGAGGATGATATTATAAAAACAGATGGCTTAACAATAAGTAATCAGAATTTAACTACTGGTTACAAACTTCAAGATGGTGTTCTTGAAGCAGTAATTGGTAATCAAGAAAGATTAGGTAATAAAGTTGATTCAAATAATCAATTTACACAAGACAAAATAAATCTTGATGTTCAAATGTTAGATATAACAACAGAACACAATAAAAAAACAGAAGAAGAAATTAGATTAGCTACAGAAAATCAAGAAACGCTTAAAAAATATATTGCAATTATAGAAGGTAGTTTTGGTACTTATAATGCTTTTTTAAATGCACAAGATCAAATAAATAAAATGTATTCACAAACTAGAGAAGGTCAATTAGCAACTATTAATACTAATATTGCTACAACTCAATCATTACTTGATATTGCTATTGCATCAGACGAATCTGCGGTAGCTCAACAAAAGTATGTTGATATATTAAAAATGTTAAATCAAAAAAAATTAGCTATGTTACACGCAGAAGAACAAGCTCAATCCAAATCATATTCAAGAGCTATAAAAGGTATAGCGACAGTAGCTAATGCTTTAGGTGCAGGAGCTAAAGAAGTTGCTTTTATACAAGCAGCAGGTGCTATGGTAGATGCTTTTGCAGGTGCTTCGTCAGCAAGATTTAATGCTCAAAAATCTGGTCTTTTACCACCAATCCCTGGAATAATGTATGCTATAGAACTTGCAGCAGGAATAGCTAATGCTACAGCTGTATATAATGCCGCTACTAAAGTATCTTCTGTAAGTTCTGCTCCTAAATTGGCAGAAGGTGGTTATATTGGTGGCAGACCTCACTCTCAAGGTGGAACTATAATTGAGGCTGAAAGAGGTGAATTTGTTATGAGTAAAAATGCTACTGAATCTATTGGTTTAGAAACATTAAATCAAATGAATCAATTAGGTGGCGGATCTGGAAGTATTAATGTTACTGTAACAGGTAATGTTTTAACACAAGATTTTGTTGAAGGTGAACTTGCAGAATCAATTAAAGAAGCTGTCCGTAGAGGTAGCGATTTTGGACTTAGTTAATGTTAGAATTACCAGATAAGTTTAAACAAGCATTAGGTAATGGCGTAAGAACCTCTTTATATCCTTTAGTTAAGATTTATAAAGGCGTAAGAATAGATGATCCTGAAGGAAATGAAGGGACTGCTTGGGAAGATGCAGAATCAATAAATTTATCAATTAAGGAAACAAACATAAGCGGAAGTGCGTATAAGCCTTTATTATTAAATGCTCCTGCTATTAAATCATCTGCCGACATTATAAATAACAAATACACTATATCAACTGTATCTCTTTCTATATCCAATGCACCATTTCAAGGTAAAATATTTAGTGATGATATTCAAAGTATATTAAATGCTGTATGCCAAGTATATTATTGTGCTAACGGTATTGATAGTATTGAAGATTGTTTACTTGTATATACAGGTACCATTAGGCGTTTTAGTCAATCGGCAGAAACTATACAATTACAATTAGAAGATTTAACAGAACAAATGTTATCTACTAAAATACCTGTTTCTTTAGTAGAAGAAGAATCTCCTTACCCTATGGTTTATGGTTATGTTGATAAATCACCTGTTATTAAAAAATCTTTAAGCCAAAATTATTTATTAGAACCAGAATTAACAGAATTTCATATTGATAAAAAAGGTAGGGAAATAGGAGGTTTATGGGATGAATTTAATATAGGTGATTATGGAAGTCCATTATTAACTGAAAGTCATAGATTAGTTGCGTTTGGATACGTTAAACAAGTTGGGACTTTATCAGTTTATGATGATAATTTTCTTCCTATACCACAATATTTAGATTATGAAAAACCATGGAGTTATTATGTTGATGGAATTACTGATGATGAAGATCCAAATTATAATAAAATTGAGATTAATGGAACTGACGTTTATGATTTTCACGAAGCAACTCCAAGCTCATCTGCTTCAATAAAACTTAATGCAGAAGCTTTAGTTCGAGTAGATGATTTATTAGGTATTCCTAGTAGAGTTTTTAGACCTTTAGATAAATTAATTTGTTCAAATATGGATTTTGACAATAATGCACCAAATCCTATTTTTGAAAATCAAAACAGAATATATGGTTTTGTAGGTTATGATGGGTTTGCACCTAGTTCAACTGCTACAACTTCTTTATTTAATTTTAGTCCTTGGGCAAAAGATAATGAAGCTTTTTATTTTGCTGGTTATTATTGGGATAACTGGAATGGTCTTTTGGGTCATCCTAAACAATGGTGGATGCCAACAGATTGCTATAATAATCATAATAATTCTGGAACTACAGTTATTACTGATATAGATGATAATTGGAAAACTGAATACCCTGAAACTAAAGGTTTTTATCCTATTAACAATTTACAAGATAATACTTTTGATAGAGGTATTTGGATAATAGGTCAAAACGAAGATGCTGAATCAGGGTTTGCTTATGTTAAATTACAACTTAAAGATAATATTGCAAGTTTTCCTTGTTCATCAAAAATAACATATGATGCACAATATCACAGTTTTAATGGTATGGAAGATGGAGGAGTACAGTCTAATTATTTTGCTTACGGAGCAACTTTGTTTACCGATGATAATGGTTTAGATTACCATAATCCCAATGGCAATACAGGTATGACTGCACAAGATTTGGCAAATACATTAGATTTTCCTAACATTCCAAATCAAAATGAATCTTGGCAAAACATTACTTATACATATCCTGAGCAGATTGGTACAATAGATACTGTTCAAATAAGTAATGGTTATGAAGAATTAGAAACATTTAACAATACTAATGCATTTGATCATATTAATTTTGGTATGTTAAAAATTCCTCAATTTAATAGTGGTGACGATGATTATTGTCATTGTTCTGCTATGTTGTTTAATTTTTATTTATTACAAGATGCAGTTGTAGACCAACCACTTGATAAAGATTTTTATGCTGATGTTATTGGTAGGAGTGTTGATATTTTTTGTACTGTTGAAGAAACAGGTTTCCATAGTCCAGGTGCTCATACAATTACATTAAAATTTACAGAACATTTTAATGTAGTTATTGAAAATTATTTAATAGGAGATTCTGTAAGTATTTATGATGTAAGTGGTTTTGGTGGAGAAACAGCGACAATAGATAGTATAAATGAACAAAATACAACTATTACCTTACTAAAAGAAAGCAGTATGATAAATGTTATAGTAGGTAATGTTTATATTTTTGATACTACAAAATCAACAATAAGAAAACCTGAAGAAATAATGAAAGATATTTTAGAAGATGAACTTGGGTACATTGGTAAAATTAATATACCAAATGATTTTAATTTATTTAAAGACCAATATAAAATTAATAATGATTTTACTTTAAACGAACAAAAAGAAACTAAAGAAGTATTTGAAGGTTTATTTCAATCATCTTTAGCTATACCTTCTTTTAATGCAAGTGGTGAATTTAAACTTATACCTATACATCAATTAGAAATTGATAATTACACAGAATATCAAGCTAATGGAACTCAAGCAATTAATTCTAATACAATAGACAATCAACATATACTTAAATATTCTTTTAACTTAACAAAATTGGAAGATGTTAAAAATCAAGTTAATGTAAAGTATAAAATAAATTATGCTTCAGGAGATTTTGATAAAGAAACTGGTTACATATTTTATGATGTTGATGGTAACTATTATCATAGTTATGATGAGCAAAGTCAACAGAATTACCCTGATGATCCAACTAAACATTATAGTTTAGATTATTACGGATTAAAACCAAATGAAGCACAATTAGAAGTAGAAACAGAATATATAAGAAATTTGGAATCAGCAAGAAAATTGCAAAAAAGATTATTAAATTGGTATGCTAACCAACACCTTATAGTTAAAATAGACTTACCTGTAAGCTATATGAATTTAGAAGTTGGAGATTATATACACTTTGATGAACTTGTAGGTGGTAAAAAAGCTTTTGGTTATGATTATACAAGGCATTACAATAAAAATGGTCAAGTAGCTTATAAGTATTTTTTTATAACTAAAATTAGTAAATCATTAAGTAAAATAAGTATAGAAGGTATTCAGGTACATCGTGGAGAATATGGTTTTTGGGATAGTTGGGATGAAGAATATGGAGATACAGGTGGAAATGATGGAGATAATGATTTTGATATAGAAGAAGATGAAGATGGTGAAATTATTGAAGAAGAAGAATTTTATGTAAATCTTAGTTGGGAAAATATTACTCCAGAACCAGAAATGGCTAACAATAATATAAATGACAATCCTACAGTAATAATTTCAACTAACTTAATAGGAGAATTTGATTATAAAATTTGGATTACTGTTAATTCTGAACCATTTGAATATGGAAATCCACAGACACCAGCAATAATGAGTTCAGCACCACCAGGTTTTGAAATGAGTGGCGATTATATAACAGTAATTGAAAATTATTATACAAATAATAATGGTCAAACTCAAGGTGGGCTTTTACAATTACAAAGCGATTTTTCTCCACCTGATCTAGATGAAGATGGTAACCCACATGGTAATATTGAAGGCTACATTGAACTTACACATCCAGATTTAAATCAATCTGCAATATTGGGTTTTTTCCAAGATTATACATTAGGTCCTGAAGAACCTGCAAGACTTGGTGATTGGAATGATGATGGTACTCTTAATGTATTAGATGTAGTTGGTATATCAAGTCAGATTATTTTAACTGGTCAATCTGCAGGAGGAACAGGAACTTGGAGTGATGAAAATAGTAATAATTATTCTCCTCAGTCAGATATTAATGATGATGGTGTTGTTAATATTTTAGATGTTGTAATGCTTGTAAATATTATTTTATCAGGAGAGGGATAATGAAAAAAGCTATTAATAAAAAAGATATTAAAATAGTAAACCCCATATTACCAGAAAGAGCAATTATATTTATAGACAATGGTATTTGTTCTTTAGAAGCAGATGTTGATGTTATGGGTATTCAATTGGAGTTTATAGGTAAAGTAGAAATAACGCCAGATCTTCCAGAAGGGTGGATTTTACAAGGAAACAACAATACAATTATAATGTTTTCTTTACAAGGAAACCCTATCCAAAATCAAACATTATTTAGTTATAAAGGTAATATAAATATTGTAAAAGCTATAGTTTCTAATAATAAAGGTCAAAGATTATCTGATAAAATAAAAAAAAGTAACCCAGATTGGGCATTACAATCATTTGATTTTAGTATAGATACAAGTAAATGGGAAGATTATAAAGATACTAAAAGAGTTGGAAAAGTCAATAGAACTCGTTATAATTTACCTAATTACGATTTACCAAAGGTAGAAAAACAAATTAAAACAAGAAGTAGAACAACAACTACAACAAAACCTACGTATAAATCAGGTAATGGTAGTTCAGGAGGATATTAATGGGAAAGCAAGTTAAAACACCAAGATTTTATGTAGATATGCCTACATTTTTACACGCCACAGGACAATTAGGTTGGGATGCAACTCCTAGAGGTGGTACAAAACTTTTATATATGAATTGTGCAAATCCTTTTTTACAAATAGATGGTAGCACAACAGTATTTTTT